GCGGCTGGTCTAATGATTACGACTAGATCCGGCGACGTTAGAAATGTAATTACTATTAAATACGGAAATAACGCTAATCAGAGTTACGAAGCCGAAGACTTAACTTCTATAGCTCTTTACGGAAAACTTGGACAGGTCTTTAATACTTTTTTAAAACACACCGCAGACGCGGAAGACCAAGCCGCTTTTTATTTAGCCCTTAGAGCTTATCCGCAACCGGTCTTCAATTCGATTACTTATGATCTAACTAATAATTTAGTAGATAACGCGGATAGAGATTCGCTTATAAATGTCTTTATGGGTTTACCGGTAAATATTACCGATCTACCTTTAAATATGAATTCCGGTGTATTTCAAGGGTTCGTAGAAGGCTGGACTTTCCAAGCTAGCTATAACCAAGTCGGAATAACTCTATTCGTCTCTCCCTTGGCCTTTAGCCTTCAAGCTATGAACTGGCAGAGTGTTCCGGCGGTAGAGACGTGGAATAGTGTAAGCAATACGTTAGAGTGGATAAATGCGACGATAGTCGCTTAAGGAGAAATGGATAAATGAGTAACCCAACAACTTATTTCGGCTGGCAAATGCCGGAGCCGACCGATTTAGTAACAGACCTACCGGCAGATTTTGAAGTTTTCGGCCAAGCCGTGGATACCGATTTACAAGATTTATTAGGCGGAACTACCGGCCAACTTTTAAGCAAAACTTCCGCTACAGATTTAGACTTTACTTGGGTAACGCCTAACGCTGGAGATATTACCGGAGTAACCGCCGGAACAGGAATTAGCGGCGGCGGAACTTCTGGAGATGTAACGGTAACTAATTCAATGGCTACAGCTATAGACGCTAAAGGAGATTTGATAGTAGGAACCGGTGCGGATACTTTTAGCCGTTTACCTATTGGATCCAATGCTCAAATTTTAGTAGCAGATAGCGCTGAAGCTACCGGTATGAAATGGGTAACGTCAACACCGGCTGGGACTAGCTGGTCTTTATTAAACTCCGGTGGAACAGCATTAACAGGCGCGGCAACTATTACAGTTTCAGGAATTAGCGGCGCGGATAAAATAATGATTCTAGCCGCAAATGTCTCATCAGCCAATACTTACGACGTTTTATTTTTTAGATTAAATGGAGATACAGGAGCGAATTACAGTTCTTACGGTTTAAAATTAGATCAACAAGCCAGTATAGAAATGATGAACGCAAGTAACGGGTCGGCAACTGGAATAAATTTTGGTCAATTAGCAGGTGCCGCCTCAACAGGAAGCGCTTTTTGCTTATTAAGTGGGTGTAATTCTAGCGGTCTTAAAGGTTATAATTTAGGTAGTAGTTTTCCAAATGCCGCCGGCGCCAATAATAATCAAGGTTTCGCCACAGGCGGATTTTATAACAGCGCAAGCACAATTTCTTCAGTTAGTGTTTTTTCAAATGGTGGCAATTTTGATTCAGGCACAGTTTATATTTATACAAGCGCTTAAGGGGAAAAAATGAAAATAATAGAAAAAGAGTTTAACGTAATAACAGGTAAAGAATATATTACCGAACGAGAGGAAACTCTGGCCGAGAAAAAAGAACGAGAATTATTTTTAAATAAAATCTTAAAACAAGAAGCCGAAGCTAAAGCTAAAGTTACTCAACGCCAAGCTATATTAGATCGACTTGGATTAACTTCCGAAGAAATGGCTTTATTGCTTTCATGAATAAAGATAAGGTAATTGAATTAGCTATGGAAGAAGTCGGTTATACGGAAGGCGTTAATAACTTAAATAAGTTCGCGCCTATAGCCGGCTTAGCTAATAATCTTCCATGGTGTAATTCTTTTATAGCCGCTATTTTTATTCAAGCCGGATTAAAACAGGCTATCCCAATTACGGCGGCCGTAGCTTCTACGGAAGCTTGGGGCTTAAAATATGATCGTTTAGTAAAGCTCGAAGAAGCTAAACGCGGAGATCTTATAATTATGGATTTTACTAACTCCGGTAAAGCTCAACACATAGGACTTGCTATAAACGCGTATAACCCAATTAAGAAAACGATTCACACCGTCGAAGGAAATACCGGAGAAAAATCTCAAGCTAACGGAGACGGTGTAGCTTATAAGACTAGATCCGCTAAATTTATAAAATGCGTAGTTCGGCCTAAGTATCCTAAAATTCAAGTTTCGGGAGCAGAAATCGAGGCGAAAAAATGAAAAACGTAAAACCTATGTTAGCTTCTTGGGGTCGATCTTTTCTAGCGGCTTCCTTAGCTTGCTACCTTGCCGGAGTTACCGATCCGTCGGCTCTCCTAAATGCTGGACTAGCGGCCGTTCTGCCGGTGCTCTTACGCTGGTTAAACCCTAGCGATACAGCTTACGGAAGAAGTTCCGGTAAATAATGGAATTAACCGAGTGGATAGCTTTAGGCGGATTACTAATAGTTTTCCTTGGAGCTATCTATTCGGCCGTCCGGTTCCTAGTAAAATCCATTATGAGCGAACTTTTACCTAACTCAGGAAAAAGCCTTAGAGACGAATTAAGGTTAGTTTCGGCCAGAGTAGACCAAATCTACCTATTACTAGCCGAGAAAGACTAAAAACGGCCTTCTAGCCTTTATTTAAAGATTATCTTATTAGCGTGTCGCTAACCGCGTCCTTGACTTGTCGGCTTCCGTGTTTACACTTATAACGAAAAGTAAAAACTCAGCTGGGTTTTTATAATCGCACTTAAGAGATCGGGAGCTAAAAAAATGGAACTACTACCTACCGCCTTCATAGGCGTTACTTGCTTACTTCTAGGCGTAATAGCCGGAAGTAGATACGGTTATAAGCGTGGAGCTTTAATGGGCTCAAGGCGCGGCTTTAAACGTGGAATAGACGTAAGCCGAGCTAATCGCTAATGGCCGGCTTCAACTTGGCGGATTACGAGACCGCGAACTCGACTATAAAAAGATACTGGACGGAATTCCCTACCGGACGAATAAATCCGGTGATCGAGGATATGGATCTACTTAAAGGCTTTATCTTTATTAGAACCGAAATCTATAAAGACTACGCCGAGCCTTATCCCACCGTGGTCGATTACGCCTACGGAAATGTAGCCTTCTATCCGGAAAATATGAAGAAATGGTTCGTAGAAGATACGGTTACGAGCTCGATTTCTAGGGCTATAAAGCTTCTAACTCCAAGCGACGCGCGGCCGAGCTTGGAAGATATGAAGCGAGTCGATCATTTTGCCGAAGTTCCCTTTCCTAAGAAGCTAGCCGAAGAGACACCTAAAGCCGAATTTACTACTTTAGGCGAAGCGGTGGGAGAACTTGGGGAGCAGATACTAGAGGGAACTCAGAGCTCTAACTCTCCACAATGTAGCCACGGTTTTATGCTACGTAAGGAAGGGATAAATTCTAAGACGGATAAACCCTTTAAAGGCTTCGTATGCTCTTCTAAAGATCGGAATTTCCAATGTAAGCCAATATGGGAGCCGGTGAAATAATGGGATACGTAGAAGCTATAGGAGCCGAACACTTGGACACGTGCGACCTATGTTTTAAGCAACGGCCACGAATCGAAGGAAAAGCTATTAGAGCAAGTAGTGAAGAGATTCTATGGCTATGTAAAGAGTGTTCTCATGGTTAGAGCGACTATCACCGTAGAAGAAGAATTTACAGCTCTAGCCGTGGCTTATAGCCGAGCGGTGGTATTGGATAACCCTATGGCTGGAGCTTATCAAAAGCTCAGTTTAGCTAAATCTATAGCTAGAGACGCCGAAGCTATAGGGGCGGAAATGGTGGTAGCTAGGTTTCTTGGAGATACTAACTTCAAGGCTACTTTAAACACCTTTAAAAATGAAGCCGACTGTTTAGGCATAATCGAAGTTAAACACACTAACTACAGAGACGGCCACTTAATAATAAAACGGAGCGATCGTAATTCAGACCTAGCCGTCTTAGTTACTGGTAATTCGCCTAACTATGAAATTATGGGGTGGTATCCGGTGGGTTCAGCTAAGGCTAAAAGGTTCCAGAGTAGCGACGGATCTTGGTGGGTTAGCCAATTAAACCTATTTAATCTAGAGAGCTTAAAGATCCGGATCCTATGCGAAAAGTAGAGCACTATTGCCGCTCAAGATCGTGTCGGCGAGTTACTATACAATTAGTTAGGATCGTAACGGATCAGCTACCGTATGGCGTAGAAGTAATTCAATGTATTAAATGTTCTAATCAAACTATAGCTCTTATTAAACCCGAAGAAGTAAGCCAATAGGACGCGCCCGAGATTATGCGTAACTATTGTCTAAACTTGACTACACGGATACGCTCCACACTCTCGACGAGAGCCGCCTTAGCGGATAGCTCGCGGAGAGTCTCCCTAACGGCCGGTCTATTGTTAAGTTTAGCTTTAACGGATATTAGTTACGGGTTAGAGTCAAAAGATTATAAAGCTAAGAATAGTTATTTATTATTCGCCCATAATCAAGTAACAGACTATAAAGAGTTCAAATGCTTAGTTAAGGCGTGGGATATAGAAAGTAAGTGGAACCCTAAAGCCGTAGGTAATAAAAGCGGTAAACAGCGAGTCTATGGGATACCACAATTAAAGAACGAAAAGGTAAAGAACCTAGATCCTTTTACTCAAATCTTATGGGGATTAAAATATATAGACCATAGATATAAAGGTTCTCCTTGCTTACTCTTAGAGCACTTATTAAAATATGGTTATAGTTAAGATTATGAGTAATAAAATAAATGGTAAGAAGTGGAGAGATCTTCGCGAAGAAGTCTTTCGCCATTACGGAAGAGCCTGTAGCTATTGTGGATACGAGGATAGTGTTATGACTATTGACCATATACTCCCAAGATCTAAAGGCGGAGATAATTCTTTAGAGAATCTACTTCCGGCATGTAGAAAATGTAATTATTCGCGTGGTAATCGTTTAGTCGGTTTTTTTGAGGAGAAAGGAACAC